ATAGCTTCTAGCTCTTCTGGTGTTAACTTAACATCTGACATAAGCTACGCCCTATGGCTTAGTAGGCCAGTCAGCCTCATCTAAGTGAGGCCAGTTAGCGTGGCTTGAGATGTCACGCAGTGCTTGGCGATATGCCGTCATTTCTGCTGACATTGTAACGTCAGATAGAGCGTAAAAGTCGGTTTCTGCTATTTTGTCATCACGCATGTTACGGTTTGTGTCTGACACCATAGCATCGTATTCTGAAATTTGCTCTGCTGTCTTGCTGGTTACAGTCCATCCAATAGACCAAGAACCGCCAGACAATGTAGGTATGTCGCTTGAAGCTACATCTTGAGTGCGAAAATTAATTGAGGGCATTTCCTCCACCACAACAGAATGAAGGCCCCATTCCATTAACATTTCGTCAGATGGACGTTTCGGAAATGATGTATTTGGATTGTCACGGCGCAGATTGCCGACCGTGTATGGATATTGGTCTACTGCTCCATTTGAGATTTTAGCGTACATATTATATTTTCCTTTACTAAATTGTAGTTACATTTGCTGCGGTGTAAGGAGCAGCATTTGAGATAGCGGAAGATGTAGGCCCAGCTAAGGCACCTATTGATATAGGTGAGACAGACATGTTTTGAGACGCAATCGTATTGTCTATAAAAAAGTTTGCGGTGGCTGCTGCCGTTTCATCAGTCACTGTAAACTCTGTGTTGGCAAAATTATTTAACTGTAAAGGGAACGAATAAGTTCCAGTAGATATACTGGTTAAATCCGTTGGAACATTTACATATGTAAAACACTTTTGACCGCTTGTTCCTGTTGCACGTATAGGAACTGAAATAGCCGTTTCATCTTGATTAAGCACACAAGCTACATTTGGGCTGCCATTAAAATTAAGTAATGCTGTAGTGGTCGGAGTGAAGCCAATGGCTTGTAAAACAGTAAATGTTCTTGATAGCTTAACGATAACTATACTGTACTTGTCTACGGCCGAAACGTACTTTGCAATAGCAAAATAAGAATTTTCGTCTGCATCTCTTGCAGGGGCAGAGGTGTTGTTCCAAAGGTTAGGGTAAGTGTTTGAAAAGTATCCATTTGCAATTTGACTACCGCCACCATCCAGAGATGATACATAATGTAATCCAGTACCTTTAGTCGGGTCATCTATCCGGCCAGTAACCACTAGCTCCCTAGTGGTATTATCTGTATTGCCAACCCTCCACTTTGTAGCAACGCCGTGTGGATAATTCCAAGAAGCGGAACTGGAGCTAGTGTAATTATTGAGAGGAAATTCAACAGCTGCGAGTGTGTTGACGCTTTCCACGCAAACCATAGGGCGGTAGCCACTGCCCCCCGTCCTTCCGAGTGTGGCGATACGATTGGTATAACCCCACCAGTACGCTTGGCAACGGTCTTTCTGGAACTGCATACCGGGGCTTGAATATGAATATTTGCGTTGCCCTAGTTGCGCACCTGTAGCACCATTAAATTCAACTATGATATTATTGCCGTCTGGTTGTTTCATCCACAAGTTGTTTGTGAATGGGTTCACGCCTATACCGCAGACACTTTGAGCGTATGAACGACTTTGATTAATCCATGTGAAACCGTTACTAAAATTAGGCTCCATTCTAGCAACGAACACACTGCTGCCTGTCGCTCCACTTGCTATAAATACGTTATCATTTGCGTCTACGCAGATGGCAAAACCGTTTTCAAGAGAAGCTATATATCTCGTGCTGGGTTGAATGTAACCAGAGAAACGTCTAGATTGAACGACATTCCCATCTGGGTCAAATTCTGACACCTGAAGCTGACCGCTACTTTGATTCCCCCCAACATTTATGCCCCATAAAGCAACAAGATTTCCATTACTTTTGTAAGCAGTATTCAGATTGCTTTGACTATTTTGTACATCAAAGTACTGTGTATATTGAGCATTAAACATACAGGACGACAACATGTATGCACTAACGCCACCACCAGCAGAGGCCATCATTATCTTTTTAAAATTAACCATCTTAAATTACCCCATCGCCTGACCAGCCCTAAAGCCGTAATAAGTTATGCCGCCATCATGCGTGTAAAACACCAACTGATCTACTGCGTTTGCTGTACTTGTCAGCGTAGGAGCACGTCCTAAAGGCCAATCTACAGCACTAGGCCATGTAACAGTATAACCACTATCACTTGCATCCTGTACAATCTTTAGTGAGAAACCATAGGCTGTACCACTTGCAGGAGGATTAGTAAATGTAAACGTAGTGTTCTCACTTAGTGTGTTACTAAATACGTTACCTGTCTCACAGTTGATCGTTGTTGCATTACTTGATGAAGAAACAGCTTGGTATGTTTCATTATAGGAGGTTACTATAAGTTCGCCATCAATGTCAACATCACCTGTGTAACTTTCTAATGAAAAACCATTCAGTTTACTATCAAGTTGTGTCTGGATGTTTGATGTTACACTATTAACAAAGCTAAGCTCAGCAGTTGTAGCATTAACACCATCTAGAATGTTTAGTTCTGCAATGTTCGCTGTAATACCCAAGTCACTCAGATTAGCTGACTTAGAGTCTAACACAGCCTGTAGTCCATCTACGTTAGCAATAGTGTGGTTGTGACTGTCATCAGCAATAATTGTATTAATCGTAATGTTCTGAGAACCATCAAAGTTAACTGCACCTGATACATCACCGCCTAGGGCAATAGTACGTGATGTTGTAAGTCTAGCTGCTGTTGCTGCCTCACCCGATATGGATGAATTAATAGTACCTGTAACAGTAAGGTCACCGTCTACATCAGCATTACCTGTAACATTTAAAGTAGCTACATTAGCTGTGTCTACTGCAGCCGTGTCAATGTTAGCTGTACCATCAATGTACAGGTTACGCCACTCAGCACCTACAGCACCTAAGTCATACGTATCATCTACAGCAGGTAGTAAGTTAGAGTTTACATCAGCAGCAAAGCTAACAGTGTCAGTGGCTGCATCACCAAAGGTAAGGTTACCTGCGATAGTAGCATCGCCAGTTACAGTGAGGTTACCACCAATAGTAGCGTTACTTGTTACATCTAAGGTAGCCTGTAGTGTAGTAGCACCCTGTACGTTTATGGTGCCGTCTACGTCAGCATTACCTTCTAAGAAGATGTCCTTGTAGCGCACTGCGTCTGAGCCTAAACTAATAACGTTAGTAGTCTTAGGACGCATTACACTAGTTGTAACAACAATATCCTGCGCTGGGCCTACTACAGTAATAGGAGCGCCCTCAGAAGACGTACCATCATGCGTGTGACCCGTAGAGCTATTGAAAGCACTTTCTACGGCATTAAACTCTGTGTCTAGATCATCAGCATCAATAACGTTACCGTTAGCTATGTTGTCTGATGTATCAGTACGTATGTAACCTGTACCCATGTTTTATCCTTACTGTCTATCTTCTGTAGTAAACTCTAGAATAGCGGTATCAAGAGTAAAACTTGCATTGGCACTATTGTCTTCGATACGTAAAGCAACAGTCTTTCCTGATCCTATCAGGTTGTTCTTATATGTCTCATCGTTAGGACTGCTATACAGAGATGTACCAAAGATAGACTCTGTAGAACCAAATACTGCACCACCACCTGTACCAGCTATAGTAAACGCTGCAGGCTGTATTATATTAGCATCATTTCTATCTAGTTTAATACTAGCATCACAAGTAAATGCACCTTCTGGTTTAAGGTACAGGTCTAACTTATAGAAAGTCTTACGTACTTGAGGGTCACTAATTGGCATGTAGGCTGACTCAAAGATAGCGTCAATCTTACCGCTGTCTCTGTTAGAACCTACTTCATGCCTATACACATAACCATCTTCGTTAGCTGCATAGATAAGCTCATTGTCATCTACGAGTAAAGAATCGCATACATATACTTTGTAACCTTTAAGCTCAGCCCACTGAAAGCCTTGCCCACCCTGGTCAATAAACTTTGTAGCTAGTACACCCTTGGCAACATTAGCCCTCTCTGTAGAGGCATAACTAAACAAACGATACTGTGCCTTCTCACGAATAACATAACTTGCAAAGCTTGTAGATGTAGCTCTCTGTTTATTTAGAGTAGGGCGTATATTCTTGGAAGTAACATCTAACCCAAAGTCACCAATACGTTCTGTGGAGCTAAGAGTTCTGACACCATCAGGTGCAAGGAACATAACGTCACCACCAACCTCTTGTATTGTGTCAGGCTCTAAGCAACCAATGTCATCAGTAACCGTGGAAAGGGAGAAGTCTGCAGCACTAGAGCCAGTTATTTGTACAATCTTATCAGTACAGAATACAACTAAGCTATTACGATATACTGCCATTCCTGTAATGGTAGACGCTACATTGATAGACCCTGCACCGTTAGCAGGATTAAAGTCTGTATCTGCATAGGGTGCAGTAAAAACTAACTCAGTATCTACTGCAAAGAATAGTGTACTCTTATAAAGTATTGCAAAGGATGCATTCTCAACCGCTGTGTTACCAGTACCAGAACCTGTAAGGTATGTTAAACTACCTGCTGTTACATCATAGTAGGCTGGGTAGTTAATGCCATCAACAAACACAATCTTCTGTGTACCAGTAAAGGTATAGTTCTCTTTGCGTATTTTAGATATGTTAGTATCGGGTGCTGTACCCAAGGATGCCCAAGCGGGTGTAGCATCATTGGCATTGATCTCGTAGTAGATACCATTACGTACAGCAATAGCTTTCTCTACCCCTGACTCAGGTACAATAGCTAAACCCTGTACAGCACCTGTACCTGTCACTGCTGCATCAGCTAACTTCTGATAGCCTGATACTTTCTTGTAGCCACCATCTAGCGTTGGCTCAAAGTTTTGTAGAATAGATGCAGAACCTATGGCTGTCATACCATGCTGCAGAGGGCTAAGGTTAGATATTAAACCCCCGCTAAACTGTATAGGAAATGTTTGCCACTGTGTAGCCATTATTATGATACTCTTAGGCTAGGTTTGTTGCGTGTAATAACTGTAGAACGTATGTAGTCATAACGGTTGATGTACAAACTACGCATGTATTTAATACCTGATTCAAACTTACCCTGTGCAATCTGAGATGCCTGTGTATCAGAGCGGAACTGATAAGCGTAGAACATAGCACCGTCTACAATAGTATGCTTAAACTCAATAGGAACGTTAGGTA